ATGAAAAGAGAGCTGATCACTTTTATGTAACTGCCTTACTTATGAAATTAGCAAATCCAAATACTGTACCAAAATATTCAATTCAAAAATTTATGAAAGAGAATTAATATGCCACTAGATCCAAAAGATGGAATAGGTTCCTACATTAAAGACTTTCGAAAGTCAAAGGCACCACAATTCAAAGGTAAGAGTAAAAAGAAACGCCAACAAATGGCAGTCGCTGCATATCTTGATGCAAAACGTGGACCGCAAGAAGCAAAGCTTGCAGGTAATACTTTAAAACTCTTTGGTCAAAACAATAGAGATGGAAGTAAACCTGAACTTGATAGAGAAAAACCAACTTTTGCAAAGCTTAGAAAAAAACAAATACAAAAGAAAAATATTAAGAAGACTCAATCTGCATACGATAAACATAATAAAGATGACGTATTATCAAAGCATGGTTTTAAAAGACCAATGATGGATGATGTCAAAGAAGGAAGTTATAAAGTATCTATTACAGGCTTACCAGACATGTATATGAACGATAAAACTCCAGGTGCTTTGTTACAGAAACTAAGAAAGATAGTTAAACAACCATCTATGATTCAAGATCTTGAAAGAACAACTGATGCAAAGAAAAGAAAAGCTTTTAGACAAAAGGCACAAGGTAGAGAAGTTACTGAGTATCAATACGACTATGGCACTCCCGAATCAGTGAAGCTTATGAGAAAGATAACACCTGGTCAAAATGAAGGTACAGATGCACCAAAGGGACCAGAGTCTTATGAAGCACAATATAAAAGAAGATTAGTAAAAACTACAGATCCTGAACATAAAGCAAAAGGATTTAAGTATCGTATAAAAGGTAAGAAAGATAGTAGCCTAACTAAGAAATTATATAAAACAAAACCAGGTCAAGCAGAATTTAATAAACAAATGAAAAGGATTGCAGGCCATGAGTTTGGTTAGGTTTAAAAATTTTATATTAGAAAAAGATTCTAAGGGTCATTTTCGTCCTACTGAAAAAGGTGCAGGAATGACACAAAAAGGAGTCGATGCAGTAAACAGAAAAACTGGCGGTAACTTACAAACTGCAGTAACCACGAAACCATCTAAATTAAAGAAAGGTTCAAAGGCTGCTAATAGAAGAAAAAGTTTTTGTGCAAGAAGTGCAGGACAAATGAAAAAGTTTCCAAAGGCTGCAAAAGATCCTAACAGTAGATTAAGACAAGCAAGAAGAAGGTGGAACTGCTAATGATTAAAAAATGGATTACAAAAAGAATTAAAGAAAGAACAACATTAGATGGAGCTATACTTATAGCTCTTGGACTAATGATTTTATTTTTAGCACCATTGGCAAAGATTGCAGCAGGTTTAGCAATTGCTTATGGTATATGGACAATTTGGAAAAGTGAGTAATGCCGAAGTTATTTAAAAGTGTTACGATACATGAACCTACAAAGAAAGGTACTTCGATTGGTCGTAAACCTATAACTTCAACAATGAATAAACACAAGCGTAGAAGCTTTAAAAAGTATAGAGGTCAAGGAAAATGACTGTCAATAACCTGACACTAAATATTAGACAAATTATTGTAGGTGTCAACTTTTTGACGAGAAATAAATATATTTATGGACAAAGATCTCATAGAACAAATATTAAAGGATTACAGTAAGATGGCTCAGAACGAGACAACTGAATCAAGATTAGATAGGATCGAAACTAAGATTGATAAACTTGCAGACGCTATGATTTCTTTGGCAAGAGCAGAGGAGAAGATTATAGCATTGCAGGACGATCACGAGAATATGAGAGAACGTTTAAATAAGTTATCAGTTAAACTTGATGAGATACAGAAAACTGTAGACGACAACACAAGAACTGTAAGTATTATAAATAAGATTGTATATGCTGCAGTGGTTGCAGCGATAGGTGCCTACGTGGCCCATATGTGGATGTAAAGGAGAAAAAAATGTTTTTAACAGAAAATCCATTTAGCGATCACGGGCCAAGTAAAAAGGTCCAAGAGTCTATAGGAAAAACCGCAGGTGATAAAAGTTATTATCACTTACAAAGAGCAAAAGCACTAGCAAAGAAAGATGGTCATGATTATGATAAGTTGCCAAAGTATGATCGTGCTAAACCACATCAAGATCAATATCATGATATGGCTAAAAAAGAATCAGTTAAGAATGAAGCTTTTAAATATCATATACCGGAAGATATCCCGGCAAACGAAAGAACAGCTTTTCATGGTGCTGCAGCTGATGCAGCTAAAAAAGGAAAGAAATCTTTTAACTTCGGTGGAAAGACTCATCCAGTAACTATGAAAAAAGATACTGCAAATAAGATTGCAGATCAAAAAGAAGCTGTTAAGTACCCTCACATGATGTATGATCCAAAGACTGGAAAAGAAGTGACAGCAAAGACTCCAATGGATCATGCTAAATTTTCAAAGATGGGATACACACATGAAAAACCAAAAATGAATGAGATATCAAAGAAGACCGCAGCAAACTATATTGGTAAGGCTTCAAGAGACGCATACTTTAAAGGTAGAGATCAAGGTACTGTAGATGCAATAAGTGCTGTTGGTGGTTCACATCCGCAACAAGACTATAAGAAAAGTCCAGAGCGTAAAGCAGCAATGAGAATGCGTGGTATCGATAGAGCTACAAAAAGACTGGCAAAATCAGAAGGAACAGAAATGTCTATAAGAGAAAAATTAATGTCATTGTATGAAGGTGATAGAGCAGCTCATTATAAAAGTGCTACACCGCCAGAAGAATATGATGAAAAATCAAAATCTTCAAAAGGTGCAATGGATATGTTAAATACACCAAAGAGCACTGAAGCAGATGGTATGAAGGCTGCAAAAGATACTGCAGATAGCATTAAGAAAAGTGCACCTGGCAAGAAGTTAAGAAAGGCTGATAAGAACACCGGCGATCTAGCAATCAAACCAAGCGCAACACCAGTTAAAGATCCAGCTGCAAAGATGCAAACTGCAGAATCGACAGTCAATGAAGATCAGGCTTATCATAAAGCGATGGCAGCCGCTCATGGACATCATGGTGAAAGACACTCAACTGAGGCAGGTAATAGCGATAGTTCCGGACATGACTATGCCGCAAATGCTCATGATGAGGCTGAAAGATTGCATAAGGTTGCACATGATGCACATAAAAAACACGGCGGTGATTCAAAACAATATAAGTCTGCAGCAGATGCAGCTCACAAGCAAAGCGCCGAAGCTCATGATAACACTAAAGACGCTGGTAGATTTAAAGCAATTGATAAACCGTCTATGAAGATGTTTCCAAAAAAGCCATCTATGACAAAAGAAGACTATGGAATATCAGGTAACAAAGTATCTGATGCTTTACTTGATGCAATAGAACAAGTAACAAAGGAAGCATCAATAAAAGGATCTGGCACTGATCGTAAAGCTATATTAAAAAAAGCTTTTCGTGCTGGAGAAAAACAGGACCAATCTGCATTCACTGGTAAAAAGCCAGCAATACGAGCTCCAAAAGGAATGAAAGGTAGAATGAAGAGCGGTAAAATGGATGCTTTTTCTGCAAAACATAAAGATAAAGGTATAGAAAAAGCTTATCAAGCTGGATTTCATGGAGACCATTCTGGCAATAAACCTGAAAAAGGTAAGGCAAGAATGAAACCACAAAGTAACTTACCTAGAACTAAAGATCAAAGAATAGGTTTAAGAATGAGGAAAAGAGGAAATTACTAATGGCAATATCACCACCAAATTTTAAAAAAGATGCGATACCAACACCTCAAGGTTGGAGAGATCCAAGGACTAATGAGTTATTAGTATCAAGACCAATATCACAAACAGAGATCGACGAGTATCTTAATGTTGAAACTAAGACTGAAGTTAAGGTATTGAAAGAGTCACCAACAACTGCAGAAGAAGCAGAAGCAGAATTAATGGATGATGAAGTTGATCTTGAAAGTATGACAAAGGTTGAACTCGAAGCTCTTGGTAGAGAACATGGTATTGAATTAGATAGAAGAAAAAATAAATCTGATTTAATCGAGGAGTTAAAAGAAGTACTTTAAGTCTTAATATATAATTTTATGTTAAGACGTTTGAATGAAAAAAATCTTTTGCTTTATGCGGCTCAAAATTATAAGAATCCTAGATTCGCTGATATTGATGAGTTTAATGAAGACTTAAAAAGATTTAAATATATAAAAAGATTATTGAATAGATACCTTGAAACTGATGATTTAGCTTATAGATTATTGCTTAATCATTTTATTGTTGTATTTAACATGTTTGGTATTGAGGCTGCTTTAAATATTCTTGAGTTAAAACTTGAAGATAAACATTGGCCAGTTGTTAAACCTTTTTTAATATTTTTAAAGTATATTAAGAATGATGAGTACACAGGAATAACAATGGACCCAACAGTGGTAGAAAAGTTAAGGAAGATTTAATGGGTATATTAAAAAGAGCAGCAGATCTAACTTATGCATTTCGTTTCATACGAATGATGGTTATGGATTGGAAAAGTTGGGATGCATACAAGTTAGGTATTATTGATGAGAACGGAAAGAGAAACAGGAACGTGAAACTTGACAACGATGAAAAGAAGTCTGCTTATACTCCTTTTATTCGCCTTGCCGCTAACATTAAAAGGCTCGTTGCAAAGCTTCCAGGAGGTGGAAGCAAACTCGGATCTTTTGCGTCAGCGCTTTTTCTTATTAAAGAAAAATTCGGACTTACAGAAAAAGGATTAAAAAGCATATGCGAAAAATGTGATGTAGAAATACTAGATTTTTTGAATGAAAAAAACGAATGGTTTTTATTACAAGATAAACAATTATCGCCTGGTAGATATAAAGTACAAAATCCAAAGTTACTAAATGATACCTGTGATGAAATGGTTTGGGCAAAAGATCAAGTCATAGTCGAAGATCATTGCTTTCCAGTAGGTGACGTTTTTGGTGTTGATGTATATGAAATAACTCATGTAAATACAGATAAGAAAATATTTGTAACAGCTAGCGAGTTATTAAGATGAAAATATTTGCTGCAGTAAGATGTCCGCCTGGTTACAAGTATGATGAGAAATCTAAATCTTGCGTACCAAAATCATATTCTAGAATAGCAAGACCAGGATATGTTCGTATTGGATTTGGTGGTGGAAAATCATCATCTCAAAAAAATGGAAATGGAAATGGTAACGGAAATGGAAATGGAAATGGGAATGGCGGTAACGGTGGCAATGGTGGCAATGGTGCCGGTGGCAACGGAGGTGGTAATGGCGGTGGCGGAAACGGCGGAGGCGGTCAGTGAGAGTAGCCGGTAGGCAAAAAGGTGCAAAGATAAAACCATATACACACGTTGTTGTAAATCCAAACGCACCAAAGTCAAGATATACATTTAGTATGCATAGTTCAGAATCAAGAGCAAAAGCTGCTGCTAAGAAATATTCACCATTGGTAGGAGATGATTTAAAAGTAGTTAAACAATCTGGTAAGAGTCCAAGTACTGATATGTTTGAAGCCACAAAAAGGATACCGAGAAAAAAAGGACAACCAGCAAATAGTAAGAAACATAGTGACTTATATACTGATGAGAATCCAAAAGGTACGATTCATGGTTTGAAGTTTGCAACTGTCGACGATGCAAAAGCATCAGTCGCTAAAATAAAAAAGTCAGGTAGAAAACATGCGCATCAAATTCAAGCTGCGATTGCAATGGAACAAAGAGCCCGTGTCATGGGTAAAGCCGGAGCAGCTGCTGTTTACCGAGCTTTTATTAATTCTATGAAGAAGAAGACAAAAGCTATGCAAAAAGAAGACATACAAGAAAAATCAAAAGGGTTATGGTATAACATTCATATGAAACGTAAACGTGGCGAACGTATGCGTAAAAAAGGCGAGAAAGGTGCACCAACTGCAGATGCATTAAGATCAGCTCAAAAGAGTGAAGACTTAGCTACAGGTGGTACAACAACAGCATCAATACCTAATCCGGCACAAACAGCTATGGGACCAAAAATAAAAACCACCACTATGCATGATAAGCGTAGAAAGAAAGATCAGTTTCCAGTATTACTAAAAAGATTTAGAAAATACATAGAAGACAATTATGGCTAGGTTCTATATTTTATTATTCGTACTAGTGATACTAGGTGGAATCGGCTATGGTGCGTACTTTATATATAATGATACTATGAAGAGAATGGCAACACTAAGAGATAATAACGCAAAGTTAGAAGTTGCTGTTAAAGCAAAAGACGTAACAATAAAATCTCTCAAAGAAAATATGGAAAAACAAATCAAGCTAACAAAAGACTTGAACAATAAGTTATCTATTGCAGAAGAAAACAATAAAAAGATTTCTGAAATTTTAGCAAAGACTGACATTGTTAAAAATACTATCAATGATCCAGTAAAAACAGAGAAGAGAATAAATGAAGAAGTTGTTAACATATTTAACGGCATCAATACTGCTACTAAGTAGTTGTAGTTGGAAACCAGAAAAAGAAGTGGTTACTGTTGAAAAAGTAATAGCGCCAACTATAGCAGTGGCTCAAAAGCCAAAAGCTGTAAAAATGTTAGATGCTAAGATTATAGTAATAACTGAAAAAAATCTGCCTGAAGTTATTAAGAAAGTGAAAGCCGGTATAGGTGAGTTTGTAATTTATGGACTAGATCCTATATCATTTAAAAACCTTGCTTTAAATTTAGAACAATTAAAAAGATATATAGAACAACAAAATCAAATTATATTGTACTATGAAAAGGCAGTGAAACCTAAAGAGAAATAATATGTTAGAATCGATCATGGCATCTTTGATTGCCAATATAATATGGGACGAAATAAAAATAGAAAATTTGGATAAAAAACTTGATTCTATCCAAGAAACTATTATAGATAAAAATAACGAATTAAAATGGATTATTGCTGAGGATAAACAATGATTTGGTTTTTAATAGCAGCTTTGGCGTATCCAAATTCAGATTTAGTTAATTTTAAAATAAATCAAAATGTGATATTTAACACAGAACAAGAATGCATTGAATATCTTGAAACTTATGATAAATATGTTAAAGCTGGTATAAAACTTAAATTTCCAGAAATGAATTTACTAGAGATTAGATGTATTGATAATGAAACAGCGTTAGCAATGCAAAAACAAATGAGGAGTAAAAAATGACGGATTTAATTTTAAGTTTAGCGACTCAGTTTTGGCCAATGACAGTTTTTATTATACTTGTCATTATAGGACTGATTATAAATCTATTTGATAAAAAAATAGATAATCGAGTTAATTTTAAATATAAAGATTTTCCACACTTAAAACCGATTCCTATAGCAACAAAAGGTAAAGGTTTTTGGGGAGCACTGTTATTATGGTTTTTTGGAACAAGACATTGGGAAGTAGTTAAAGATTTTAATTATTCTTTAGAAGATAAAAATTATATAATACCGAAAGGATTTAAGTTTGATGGGGCAAGTGTACCAAAATTTTTGGCACAATTTTTATCACCTGTTGGTGTATTATTGATAGGTGGGCTTATACATGATTATGGCTATAAGTATCAAACATTATTATTAAAGAATAAAAAGACAATAGGAATTAAAACTCAAAAATGGATGGATCAAACATTCAGAGATATTAATATTGAAGTAAATGGTTTTTATTTCTTAAACTATTTAGCTTACTGGGCGTTAAGACTTGGTGGTTGGGTAGCATGGAATAAACATAGAAAAGTGAATGCTAAAATAGGAGAATAGAATGAAAGCAGGTGATCATTTAATAATGGCAGCTAAGAAACAAGCTGAAGGACAACTTGAAGTACATAAAGCTAACATTAAGGTATACCAAACTATGCCGGCCGGTATAGGTGAACACAGTGACGTAACTGAGGCTGTAATTGCAGAACTCGATAAGATGGCTGCAGCATATGATAGAATTGAAATGATTGAAAAATATTTTTCAAAAAATGATGAATAAGTCCTTTACAAAAACTTGTTTTTAATATATAATTACTATAATAATCAAAAATTAGACAGAGGAAAAAATGCAACAACAAGTTGACACTAGAGATTTTTTGTCCCAAACCAAGTTTTACGAAGGATATTCAAGATTTAAAGAAGATGATAATAGATATGAAACTTGGGATGAGGCGGTTGATCGTGTTATAAACATGCACGACAAAAACTATATTAACCATAATAACGAATTAGCCACGTACTTAGATGAAGCTCGTACCGCATACAAAGAACAACGTGTTCTTGGTGCTCAGCGTGCTTTACAGTTTGGTGGCGAACAACTTATGAAACACCAAATGAGAATGTATAATTGCACGTCATCATACGTAGATAGACCAGCATTCTTTGGAGAAGTGTTTTACATTTTATTGTGTGGAGCAGGTGCAGGATTCTCTGTACAGAAGCATCACATTAAAAAACTACCAAAAATTCAAAACAGAACAAAACAAGCGAAAGGTTATGTAGTTGAAGATTCAATTGAAGGTTGGGCTTCAGCTCTAGATGTATTAATGTCTTCTTTTTTCGTTGGTGGAGGTAAATATCCAGAATACGAAGGAAGAAGAGTATACTTCGATTTATCACAAATAAGACCAAAAGGTGCTTATATATCAGGAGGATTTAAAGCGCCAGGGCCAAATGGTTTACGTAGGTCTTTAGACAAGATAGAACATTTATTACAAGGTATTGTATTAGATTCGAAAGAGCCGTTACAGTTGAAACCTATTACAGCATATGATATTATAATGCATGCAGCAGATGCAGTATTATCAGGTGGTGTAAGAAGATCAGCAACAATTTGTTTATTTTCACCAGACGATGATGAAATGATGAATGCTAAAACTGGTAATTGGTTCATGGATAATCCACAAAGAGGTAGATCAAATAACTCTGCAGTTATTGTAAGAGATAAGACTACACCAGAGGAGTTTGGCAAGATAATGGAATCAGTCAAACAGTTTGGCGAACCAGGATTCGTCTTCGTTGAATCTACAGAACATACTACAAATCCATGTGTAGAGATTGGTATGTTTCCGCAGATTAATAAAAAGTCAGGTTGGCAAGGTTGTAACCTAACTGAAATTAACGGAGGCAAATGCAATACCGAGGAAGACTTTTATAAGGCATGCCGAGCAGCGTCTATCCTCGGTACCCTACAAGCAGGGTACACTGACTTCAAGTTTCTAACCGAAACATCAAAACTTATTTTTGATAGAGAGGCTTTACTTGGAGTTTCAATTACAGGATGGATGAATAATCCAGACATACTTTTTGACGAGAGAATCTTGCAGAAAGGTGCAGAGATTGTTAAAGAAGTAAATAGAGAAGTTGCAAAGATAATTAAAATTAATCCTGCAGCAAGAACTACATGTGTTAAGCCAAGTGGTAACGCATCTGTTTTACTTCAAACAGCTTCAGGTATTCATGCTGAACATTCAAACATGTACATAAGAAATGTACAGATGAATAAAGAATCAGAAATAACTCAAGCAATAATGAAGACTAATCCTTATATGGTTGAAGATTCTGTATGGTCTGCTGGTGGAACAGATGTAGTTGTATCTTTTCCAATACTACCGAAAAAAGGATCAATGTATAAAGATAATTTGTTAGGAATAAAACATTTAGAACTCGTAAAAAAAGCTCAAAAGTATTGGGTTGAGGCTGGCACTAATGAAGACTTATGTGCTGATGTTGGTATAAGACATAACGTATCAAATACAATTATTGTCGATAATTGGGATGACGTTGAGAGATATGTTTTTGAAAATAGAAAGTCTTTTGCTGGTATATCGTTCTTACCTATGACAGGTGATAAAGATTACAATCAAGCACCTAACACAGCAGTTATTTCTGCAAAAGATATGGTTAAAAAATATGGAGACGCAGCAGTATTTGCTTCAGGTATGGTGGTCGATTCTTTAAAATGTTTTAGTAATTTATGGGATGCATGTTCAACTGCAAAAGGATTTGGTGAAGACATAAGTTTAGAAACTTCAGAAAATGCTTTAAAAAGAGATTGGATTAGAAGGTTTGGAAAATTTGCAGATAATTACCTAGATTCAGATACATCACTTGCAGAGCATTGTTTGAAGGATGCATATTTATTACATAAATGGAATAAGATACAATCAACACTTAAAACAGTTGATTGGAAAGAAGATATAAAAGAAAGAAAATATACAGATGTTGATACACTCGCTGCAGCCGCCTGTGCAGGTGGCGCCTGTGAAATCGATTTCTAAAGTCGTTTCACCTTGTATAAAAATTTGCACCTTACAAAATAATTTTTGTATAGGATGCGGACGTTCAACTCAAGAGATAGCAGAATGGTCAACAGCCACAGCTCGAAGAAAGAAAAAGATACTTGAAAGATTACCAGATAGATTGCGAAGAATGTGATGAAACTTCATATGTGGCAGCGTATAAAGAACCTACTTACTGTCCAATCTGTGGAAGAAGAGCCGAAGCAGAAGAAGTTCAATCCATGGGTTAGAATAAATAGTGAGAACATGTCTGATAAAGAAAAAATGGATAAAGGTTTTAATGGTAAGACTTATAGTATAAATGGAATAGACGTAGACTTTTAATGGCAAAACCTAAATTTAAAAACCCTGTTGTTAACTGGATAGATTATAGACTCGGTCTTTTTTCTTTCTTGCATCACGAACTTACAGAATATCCTACACCAAAAAATTTAAATTACATGTGGAACTTTGGAAGTTTGGCAGGTATCACACTTGTGATAATGATTATCACAGGTATTGTTTTAAGCATGCACTATACAGCTCACGTTGATTATGCTTTTGATAGTGTCGAAAGAATAATGCGTGATGTTAATCATGGTTGGCTTATAAGATACATTCATATGAATGGTGCAAGTTTCTTTTTTATAGTAACATACATACATATCTTTCGAGGATTATATTACGGATCTTATAAAGCACCACGAGAATTGTTATGGATATTAGGCGTATTAATATTACTTCTTATGATGGCCACAGCTTTTATGGGTTATGTCTTACCGTGGGGTCAAATGAGTTTTTGGGGTGCTACAGTTATTACTAATTTGTTTAGTGCCATTCCTTTAGTAGGTGAGCAATTTGTTACTTGGTTATGGGGTGGCTTTAGTGTTGATCAAGCTCTTTTAAATAGATTCTTTAGTTTACATTTTGTTCTGCCATTCGTAATAGTAGGTGTTGTAATATTACATTTAGTTGCCTTGCATAAGTTTGGTTCTAATAATCCTATAGGTATTGACATCAAGGGTAAGCAAGATACGATTCCGTTTCACCCTTATTATACCATAAAAGACTTATTTGGACTTGCTGTATTTTTAACTTTATTCTCAGCTGCAGTATTCTTTTTTCCTAACTTTATGGGACATCCTGATAATTACATACCAGCTAATCCAATGGTTACTCCTCCACATATTGTACCTGAATGGTATTTCCTACCTTTCTATGCTATATTAAGAGCAGTGCCTGATAAACTTGGTGGTGTATTAGCAATGTTTGGTGCCATAGTAGTTCTATTTGTTTTACCTTGGTTAGACAGACAACCGATAAGAAGTTCTAATTTTAGACCACTATATAAAATGTTTTTCTGGATATTATTTGCAGACTGTATCTTACTTGGCTATCTTGGTGCGATGCCAGCAGAAGGTTGGTACGTTATAGCAAGTAGAATAGCAACTGGATATTATTTCTTTCATTTCTTAATATTGCTACCATTACTTCCTAAGTTCGAACCAACAAGACGCTTACCGGTCAGTATAGGTTCTCCAATATTTGAGGCAAGCAGTCCTCTTGTTCTAAAAGGTGCCATGAATAAAAAAGAATAAATAACTACATGTGGTACTATAATAATGAACTATTTGAGTTGACACCAGAGGAGTATCAAGGTTTTGTATATCAAATCACAGAACTTCATACCAACAAAAAATATATTGGAAAGAAGAATTTCTGGAAACCTAAAATATTACCCATCAATAAAACACGTAAAAGAAGAGTACGAACGCGTGTCGAATCTGACTGGAAAACCTATTTTAGTAGTTCATCACAAATACAAAAACTTGTGGAAGAATCAGGCGAAGAAAAATTTAAGAGGGAAATACTAAAGCTATGTAAGACAAAAGGCGAGATGTCTTACTATGAAGCAAAACTCCAATTTGAAAACGATGTCTTGTTTAGAGACGACTACTATAACGAGTTTATAGGTTGTAGGGTTCATTCCAAACATTTAACATGTTAATCACTTTTTTGTGTACATTTACCAAAAAGTATGGTAGAATATAAGTATATAATAAAAAAAGAGGAGTTAAAATGTTTAATTACGATAAGATTATAAAACAATTAGAGTTAATGAATAGTGGCGAAAGGCTAAGATTCTGTGAACTATTGTGTGAAAAGAATGATATGTTAGCTTTTGCTATATCAAACTCTATTGAAGTCACAATGATGGACAAAGTCTTTCTTAAAAATGAAAAGAAAGTACAGGAGGAAATATGTCAAAAAAATCTAACGTAATAAATTTTAAAAAAGCAGCTGCTAAAAAATTTAATAAAGAAAATGAAATAGTCTTTACCATAGAAGGTGATGAGTATCAGCTTGGTGAAATGGTTCATCAAGCTCATAATGATAATGGTATGGAGTTTATATTTAAATTGGAAGAGTATGATGATGACGAACCAGATGGAACTATCCACTGAAGTGGATTTATTAAAAAAGCAGTTAGCAGAAGAAACTAAAGAAAAGTACGCTCTTTATAAACGTATCAAAGAGCTAAATGAGGAGATTAGTTTCTTAAAGAATAAGAGTCCAGAATTATCAACTAATTCTGGACCTGACTATATTCAAAGGTACAGAACATGACCTTTGTAGAGATACAAGAATGGGCACCACTATTCTTTCAACTCCTCTTCTTCGCAGTAGCTGGTGCTATTCTTGTTGGAACGGTTGTCGCGATAGTAGGATTTATGCTTAGATTCTCTATTGCGATAATTATTTCAATTATTTTGATTTTTTTCCTTTACAATCACGATAAAATGTGGTAGAATATAACTATAATAAAAAAAGGACTATATTATGACAATGCACTTAATGCCAGTATATTACAACAATAACAACAGTAAAAAGCGTAAAACCTTTCGTAAAGCCGGTTGGCAAAAAGGTCAAGCCGAGCATGATGCATGGCTTATGAAGCGTGGCGTACATCCATCACAACTTAAAAATAAAATTAAAAATTCAGGTAATAAGGCTCCTAATTACAAGGAGCATTCACGAGCTCTACCAACAAGTGACTATGCAGGTCCTATTGTTGGTAAGTCCAAATCAAATACGTACACAGGTTCTTTTATTACAGGCATCGCAACCATGCATAAGTCAAACATGGTTCCTGTAAATAAAAACGCAGATGCAAAAGAATATTCAACAATGCGTAGAAACTAGTTAACATGTTAATCACAAAATTTAAAAAAAGTGAAAAAAACAGTGTACATTTACTAAAAAGTATGGTAGAATATAAGTATATAATAAAAAAGGGAGTTGATTTTATGTATTATACTATTTTAACAGCAATCGATAACTACGGCGGTAAGTCATTTTTCAACGGCTCAGCAAAAACTGAGTCAAAGTCTGTAGAGCGTGCTATCGAGCAGTTTACTATTCACAAGTTAGATGATGATGATTCAGTTCATTCAATCCGCACTTGGAATAATATCAAGGACGTATCATTAAAAGCGGTACGCACATAATGAAAAATCCTATCGCAAAATATTTAATGTGTGCTTATGCATATTATGAGTTAGATAAGCCACTAATAGAAGATTTTGAATTTGATGCATTAGCAAAAGAAATCTTAGATAACTGGGATAACATTCAGCATATGCACAAATACTTGTTAACAAAGGATATGTTAGTAGCAGGTACTTACTTAGGTGAGTACCCTAACATGGTCAAAGGCGCAGTCGGTAATTATATGAGGGAGAATAATTTATGAGTTTGACAGCATTAAAAGGTAAAAAAATTAAAAAGAAACTTAGAGTAAGAACTCGTACAGGTTTGGCTGGTGTGCCAACCAATAAAGGTTTTGATTTCTTAAAAAACTATTTTCATATGGAAGTTGATAGAAAAGATTGTATCAGTCAAGTTAAAACATGGGTCAAGAAAAATCATGGTCCATACGCAAAATATATCTTATCACACCCAGAATATAAGTTTGCAATGACACATGATGCAGCCACTGCTTTTTGGTACAATAACGATATTCATAAAGAATATGGCGAAGGTCTTGATAATCAAAAAGCATGTGAATTTTTGGAACACTTAATGGACAAGACAATACTTATGATTGAGTCAGGTAAAGAACTCTATAATAATAGAAAAGAAGAAACAAAGGTTGTATCAATATCACCTACTGTAAAGTTATTAAGAAAGATTAATAATACTATAATGCAAGACTTATTGTTCTTAGAAGATGCTTGGATGAATGGTAAAGAAGCTGTAATTAATTTATATGATAGATACAAGTTTCATGGATTAACGGGTGCTGCGGTAGGTCCTGTTAAAATTACGGTTGAGGGCTGGTTGTTAGATTATGAAGATGCATTTTATAAAAGATGCGATCAAGCTGTTGAAGGTTACTCCCACCTCAGTAAATCAGAGCTCAACCGTAGAATTAAAGTTTGTAAAGAAATGCTTTCTGATTTAGATAAAATAAAGTCTGCAAGTAAAGCATCTCGTAACGTTAAAGTTAAAGGTTCAGTAGCAATTGATAAACAAGTATCTAAAGTTCAGTATAAGAATGAAGATACTAACTTTAAAATTAAATCAATTAATCCTATACAAGTACCAAACAAATTAAGATTGTATACTTTTAATTGTAAATATAAAGTTGTTACTGAATACGTAACCAGTAGTCCAAATGGATTTATGATATCAGGTTCAACAATAAAGAACTTCGATAAAGAAATAAGTAGGTCAGTTACATTACGTAAGCCTGACGATTACTTACCAATGTTCTTATCAAAGACACCGAAACAAATTGATGAGGCATATTATTCTGCC